TATTATAGTAAAAGTTTTTATGCTGTAAAAGCTGATGATTATGACGGATTTACAATGTCGAAATTTGTAAACAAAGACACTTTAGATGTTAAACTAGTTGACACACTTACACCTAACTGGTCACAAACACAAAATAAATGGGAATATAAAACTGGTATACTTGGTGATGTAAATCTTAATTATAGTTCTGCGCAAGCACAACAGCAAGAGCAAGCAACTATAACAAGACAAACAAGTAGCGAAGTTAAAAAAGCTAATTCAAAATCAGATGTTACTTTTGAAAGTAAAATTGAAGACGATAAATTAGTTGTTGAAATAAAAACAAATGATGAAAATCTTTCAGCTGCACAATTTAAAGTTAAGTATGATGATACAAGAATAACATTTAATGAAATAATATATGATACTGGAAACCTTACAACAAACTTTGCGTTTGCTGAAAATGGTTTAATTAACTTAGGTTCAATAAATCAACAAGGTAAAGGTATTAAAACAGAAAGTACATATAAAATTGTATTTGATAAACCTGCAAGTATTACAAGCCCTGTAGGTTTAGTGTCGATAAGAAATTACGATGCAGCAAATCTTAGTGGTGAATTAGTAATCTTAGAATTTAAATAATGAAAAAAATACTATTTATATTTTTACTTCTTGTTAGTTGTTATATTGAACCTTATGAGGAAAAAATATATCCAATTGAACAAGATATAACAATAGCAGAAAATGAAGGTCTAAAATTTCAAGGACCAAGTATAACCGATGGCTCACTATTTAACTTTAAAGTTATGGAAGCTGGACAGTATGAGTTAGTTATAAAAGATCATTTTAAAAATACCATATCAAAAAGTATATTAGATATACAATATGGTAATAATGTAATGACATTTTATACTAATGCAATCTTAGATGGAGATTATACTGTTCAATTTATAAAAAATAACGAAATTGTTAGGAGTCAAAAAATTACTATCCAATGAGCGAAGAAGGGAACAAAAGCTTTTTTGGGCAAATAAAAAACCAACTAATTGCTACTATAGGTTTAATAATAACCGCAGCAGGAGGTTTGTTCATTGCAAACATGGAAGCTATTTTCAGTCCAAAAGAAGAAGTTGTTGAAGAACAACCTATGCTAGAACAAAAAATTAATATACCAACTGGTACTTTTGTAAAAGACACGATGGTTATAACAAAAACAATCGTAACACCACCGCCACCACCAGTTGAAAAAGAAAAAGAATACGATTGGTAATGAAATACATATGTGCGATTTTAATTGTCCTTTTTGCAACGCATGCTAATGCGCAAGTAATAGGTAAAACAACAAGCGAAGATTACGTAGCTGATTTTGAAAAGCAAGCAAGTATATGGAGTATACCAGAATATAATGGTGATCCTGTAAGTGTAGCTTTATTGAACATCGGTATTACAGATGATATATTACAACAATATCCTGAGTTAGGCGATTATAGAGTTGGCTTAGGCTTGAGTAATATTACCGTTGCGTTTTTAGATGAAACATTTCGTTTTGAGTTTGTAGAAACAAAAGATGAAATAAAAGAAAGAATGATAAAACAATTTAAAGCAAGTGAAAAAGGTTTTACAGCAAACGTTGTAAATCCTATAGGTAAAATTGTTTTAGCTAAATACTTTGGTTATATAGAAGTATATGACTTTAGTATATCAGAAGATGAAACAATAAATTTAAAAGACGGTATA